CGATTCGACGCTCGGAGCGACCTACGGTTACTTACTGCGTGAGATCGGGCGATTCGAGGGGTACACGCGGGATCCAAGCACTTGGGAAGCCAAACAGCTTACCGACGTGATCGACATCATGGAGTCCGGGCTTCGCTCGTTCTACTGGCCCGTCCTACCAGAACCGTACACTTGGAGCTTCCTAAAGCCTGCGACAACGCTGTCGCTTTCGGCCAGTACGTCGGCGTACACCTTGCCGACAGACTTCGCCGGCCTGGCCGAGGATGGGTTTACCTACGCTTCGGGAGTGAACCAGCAGAGCATTGCCAGGGTGCCTGAAGATTCGATCCGCAGCATGTACTCGCAAGCTAACATGAGCGGTCCGCCTGTGTACTACGCGGTTCGCCCAAAAGCGCAGGTTCCTGGTGCGCAGCAGACATATGAAGTCATCTTCTATCCAGTACCCGATGCCAGCTATACGGTTGGTTATCGGTACTCCGTGGCTCCGCCGATCCTAGACAACACAAACACTTGCCCCATGGGCGGAGTGATGCACGCCGAGACGATCCTGGAAGCCTGCCTAGCTGCGGCCGAGGCAAAGTTCGACGATCAGGCCGGCGTTCACACGGAACGCTTCCAAGCGTGCCTGATGGCCTCCATACAGCTTGATAAGGAAATGTCGTAATGGCCGACGCCGCCAATCAACCTCCGAAGCCGACTCAGCGGGCAACCGATGCGGCGATGCCCTGGCCGTTAACCAATCCGGCTAACAGCTTGTCAGTTAATCGGGCCTACCTGCGCCGAGTGTGCGGCCTGAAGTTCGGCTACGGGCCCAATCCGGCCGGCTGGGACAACACCAAAGAGGCGATGATCGACCTAGCGATCGAGACGGGGTTACGCACCGTCTATCACCCGCAAGTCCTTGAGGGGGAGCGTTACGCCTGGGAATGGTCGTTCCTGACGCCTACGGAGACGTTCCAAACCTTGGCTAACCAGCCGTTCTACGATCTACCTCCTGGTTTTTCGATGCTGGATGGCCCTTTGACGTACAAACCGGGCGTATCTTCTCTGACTCCGCCAATTCAGGAGGTTGGGGATAACCAGATTCTCCTCCGCCGCCAACATGGGGACAGCTTCGGTAAACCGCAGTTATGCGCCATCCGAGTGAAACCGCTCGACCCGACGGGCACGCGGTACGAAATCATCTTTTGGCCCACTCCTGACGACACCTACGACATCAACATGCGGTATCGGGCCAATCCCGATCTACTCAGGTCAGAGACCGATTGCCCGCTCGGCGGCGCTGCTATGTCCCAGACGTTCATCGAAGCCTGCCTGCTCGCTGTCGACGAGCTCAAGGGGGTGGCGAGCAGCATCCACGCCGAGAAGTTCGACAAAGCGCTAAGAGCGGCCATTAGCCATGATCGGCTAGTATCCAGCCCGGATACGCTCGGAATCGGCCACGACCGCTCCGACAGGCCCATTGCCGGCTGGAACTACAATTTTCATCTATGGAGTGAGCAGAGCGTGACTTACAATGGCGACGAAATAACCTGACAACTTGTCAGACTTTGGAGGAAGTACCATGCCAGGGGCGACCTATTTCTACGATTCATACAACGCCAAGGCGGACGGTCTCAATTTGATTGCCGATCCAGGGGCTAGCGGAGTCATTCACCCGATATTCGACGACGGTCTGTGCTACTTAACTCTCTCAAATAGCACTCGCCTGCTCGGCAAGGATCTCGGCACCGGCGTTTGCAGCGCCGGAAACGTCCCGGATGGCCTTCGGGTGACTTTGTACGCCAAATCCGGCTCCGGTTCGGTGGAAATCACGTTCAGCAATGGATTTAACGACGCCGGTAATAACGATATTACGTTCAACTCAACTGGCGATTGGGCAATGTTCATGGCAGTCAACGGCTCCTGGATTCTGATTGCGCAGTCAGGTTGCACACTTCAGACTCTCTAATGTCGGCTGAACTCACACTTTCGCTGCAGTTGAAGTACCGGAAGGGGGCGACCGACCTTCCGCCGTTCGGGGTGAGCGGCCTGCCTATTGACGTGTCGGGAAGCCGGTACGTTCAGAACATCCAGCAGATCGGGACGTCCGAAGAAGCAATTGGGATGGGTGAAATCACGACTCCTGGATACTTTATCTGCGTCAACCGGGATCCAACGAACACAATCCATCTAAGGCGGGCGACCGGCCAGGCGAATGCGATCGTCCTGGGGCCCGGCCAATGGGCGTGTTTCAGGATGGAATCCGCTGCCGCTTGGTGCGCTATCGCCATTACTGCGGCCTGTTATTTGGAATACCTCGTTTTCGAGGCTTAGAAACCTGACAACTTGTCAGACTTTGCAAGGATGCAAAAATGAACGACCAAAACGCCCCCTTCGGGCTTAATCGAGCCAACTTCGAAATCGCCGATCCGGGTACTGGCAACGCCATCTACGTCGACCGCTGGAACTCCCATGTCGGTCTCAAGATCGCGGCCGGTGCTAGTGAGACGAACACCTTGGCTGCGCCTCTCCGCGCCGGCCAGAAGGTGACGATTACCGCGGCCTCGGTAGGTTCGGGCGGAACGCGGGCTGTGACGGTCGCCTCGGCGGTCGATCAGGGTGGCGATACCGTCATCACGTTTGCCGCAGCGGGTGACTACATCTGCTTGGAAAGCGTTCCGCTGACGATCTCGGCCGGTTCGGCTACGGTCTACGCCTGGAAGGTCGGCCATAAAGAGGGCGTTTCGGGCATCACGCTTACCGCGACATCGCAATACTCCGCCGACGTCCTAAAGGTCGGTAGCGTCATCGTCTCGCCGTACAAGTACGTTGTGGTCAACAACCTACTCAACAGCGCTTGCATCGACCAAAACATCTTCATCGCCGACCGTGCCTACAAGGTCACGGCCTGCTACGAAGTCCACGGAACTCTGGGCACCAACGGCTCCGCGGTTAACGTGAACCTCGAAAAGCTGACTGGCACGACCGCCCCTGGGTCGGGCACTCAGCTTTTGACGGACAACACCAACGCCGGCTTCGATTGCAAGGCGACGATCAATACGGTGCAAACCGGAACCTTGACGTCGACCGCGGCCGACTTGACGCTCGCCGCTGGCGATCGCCTGGGTCTGAACTTCACTGGCACCGTCACGGCTTTGGCTGGACAGGTCGTCACGGTTCAATTGAAGCCTGTCTAAGATACATAGCGGGTTGGAGCAGTCAGGTAGCTCGTTGGGTTCATATCCCAAAGGTCGCTCAGTTCGAATCTGGCACCCGCCATTTTAACAAATCGGAACGGCTACTTATGTGACAACTTGTCACACAACGCCACTTGTGACATGGACGTCGCAAAATGTCAGACAAAACGGTCGTCTTACAGCCGCCGATTCGAGGCGTAAACCGCCGCGCTCCGTTCGAGGATCAGCTACCGCTCACTTGTTCGGACGCTCTTAACGTCCTACCGATCGACTACAAGACGGGACGTATCCGCATCGCGGTCGCTCCGGGCTGGGTCGAGTACGGCGACCAGGACGACGTCAATCTCATCGCCGTCCTGAACGTCGTCGACGGCACGACGCAGGACCGAATGCTCATTACCGCCTCTGGCGGAACGGTCTACACATGGTCTGGTGAGACCCCGTCGAGTATCGGCACGGGTCTCGATACCGGCCGCAACGTCATGGCTGCGCCGTACCTGCAGGATCTCTTCTTCGCCACGGGAACCGTTAGTGACGCGCCGAAAGTCTACAAGCACGGTGGACCTTCCTTTGGCGATTGGGTGAAAACTTCGGGCGGGGTGGACGTTCCGCAGGGCTGCCCATTGATCTGCGAATGGGCCGATCGGATTGTCTTGGCAGGAGCTCCGGTCCACGTCTGGTACATGAGCAAGATCGGCGATCCTTATAATTGGGCGTTCGCCGCGGGGTTCTCCGACTCCGCCGTGTCAGCGACCGACATCGAGGATGGCCAGATTGGAGAGCCAATTACGGCTTTAATCCCGCACAACCGCGACTGCCTCCTGATCTGTTCGTCAAACATTATCAACGTCGTGCGCGGCAATCCGACGGACGGCGGGATATT